CGCGTAATCCTAAGACTTGTTTCGCCAAGGATTTAACAGCTAACTGTCCGATTAACCAACGGACGGTTCGGGAGGCTTGGTATGGTTGTATGAGAACAGTGGGTCTTGCCATAAGTTGTGGCGTCCCCGTGCACTCATCCTTCTACACCATGTTTCCCCATAGTGAGATTCGGCTGAAAGGCACTGAGATGGAAGCTTTGCTTGGCTCTGGCTTGCAAAGGTCCGCCCGAGGCCTTAAGGAGGCTGACACCACTATTACCGACCATGCTAGGTATAGTTACTGGCTGGCTTTTGGCATATTACCTGATGAGCAAATTGCTTTGGAGCAGTGGTTCTCAGGTATAAACTTGGGTGAGTTCCTGATCGAGGTCGATTCACCCATGGCTGAGCCAGTCTTGCCGTTAAATGACCTATAATAATCCTGACCAGATTATAGATTAACATATTAGAATGTCATCGACTCAAGGCAATGGAAACACAAATGACGACACAAGCAATGGGGGCTCAAATAGCAAAAATACTAGTAGCACAAAACATGCTACTGCTATGCGTGCTTCTAATGCTAGTGTTGATGTTGCGAAGGATGGGGGTGGTGTTAGTATTGTTACCGTTGCAGACACGGTCACTTTCACACAACACTTCCACTTTTAGACATGGGTTGGAACGTTCGTACCGTGCAGGTCCTGGAGTACATTCCAGAGCCTGCTCGGGGTGCGGGAGGCGGGTCAATGAACACTAACCACGTTCTGTTGCTAGTTACTTGCGTTTTGATTCTGTGTGTTTTAACTTTTTCTGTTCCTCCACCTGTGCATCATACAGAGTACCTCGTCACTAACCATAAGACCCAACATATTCGGATTGGAGATGGCAAGCAAACAACTAAAGAGACTTGAAGGGTTGATAGCCAATGCTGAGAAGCGTGTGGCTACCACTTCGAAGAAGCGCCGGAATCGAAGGCGTCGTAGATCTACTACTGCGATGTTTGAGACCCTTGGTGCAACTGCTCGAGTCCCCATTGCTGGTACTGGCATTGTGAAGAGGCTTTTGCCTCCCCGTGTCAGGAACAATGGAACCGGCACTGTTATCTGCAATTCCGAATTTGCCTTTCAGGTGTCACCAGCAACTTTCGTCTCAGATAGGTTGCAGTTTATACCAGCCCAGTTGGCTTGGTTGAATGGGGTGGCAAGTTCTTATTCGAAGTTTCGATGGTTGAGACTTCGGATAATCTACTTACCATCTTGTCCAACCACCGTGGGTGGTAATGTAACTCTTGGTCTGGGATATGATGAAATCGATGATACACCAACGACGTTTCCTCAAGCAACAGCTTCATATCACTCGATTACTACTACCCCTTGGGGTGGTTACGAGGGTGCGATGCTGCTAAATGATGACACGTTTCAGCGGCCACCTGCGGGTGCTGTCTGCGTTGATGTTGATGTGGGTAGATTTGATAAGTTGGCGTATCCATATGTCACAGCTACGAATCTACCTACTGGCGTCGATGCCAACCAGTATGTTCCTGGTCATGTTGATGTTACAGTTTCATCAGCAGTGTCAACCTCTAATTTGGGCATGATTTACTTTAAATATGAGATTGAGCTACTAGAGCCAATTTCTAACTTATTAAATGAGTGAGTCATATGCAGGTAGTAGAGTCCACCTGTCCGGTGGTGATTGGCTAAGAGCCCAGGGTGAGCTGTCAACTCTTCCTGTCGCACAACGTGCAGTTGCGTGCAATAACCGGAGTGGAACCATTGTAGTGTTGGAGGGATCCTGGGAAACAGGCTTGACGGGCGAGGGTGGTTCCTTGCCGACGTATCACCAACACAATAACAATGAAGTACAACTGGGACAATGCGAAAACACTGTACGAAGTCCTAGAGGCTTGACCAGGCATGGTCAGGGGGCCCTTTGAGGACAGA